CTCTATCATTCCTGATGCAGACCTAGATCCTTCTGGATAGGTGTCCAAATCAATTTGCATGAAGTTATCATCCCAACCAAAGGCCTCACGAACTACGTTTGCAGATAGACCTTTACAGGTTTGATGAAGTTTTTTATCTTTTACATCGCAGATAAGTTTAGCTTCACTTTCATGCAGCCCCTCTAACAGCTGAATAAACATCTGCTCTTTCTTGAATTGCGGTGTTACGTTATCTCCCCCACGAATGTAGCGGTAAAGTTTTTTTGCTTCAGTTGAAAGTCGAGTATGTTCTGTTCCAGCAGGCGAATCATTCGGTGTAAAAGGAACATCACCCACTGGCATAACCCATACAATGTTGGGGTCAAAGGAAGCTTTAATCACCATGCGAAATGCAGGGTTGTTATATTTCCTAAGTATTTCTACTTTTTTGTCTTTGTTTTTGGCCTTACGAACAAGGTCAAGCACTTCTGAAAATAATAGTGTACTGTCTGGCATCAAAATTCTCCAATCGATTCAGTCAAAGTTTTTAATTTTGAAGATATAAAATAATTTAACAGGTTACTTCGATCACCACATGGAGCGGAATCAAACTCATTAAGAATTTGTAATTCTAGTTCCTTTGGAACATTATCTAGGTTTATGAGTTTTTCATTCCTTTGATAATTTCGTTTAATTTCATCATGTAGTTCATCAAAATCTGTCTGTAACATTACTCCAATCTTTTTCTTACCTAAAGGATTCTGTCGTAGCCCATCCACGAAAGTATTATCTGGTGATAAAACATTTGGTATCCCATCACTAGAATCACCCTTTAGTATATGTTCTTTTATATATACATCTGGATCAATCCCATTTATCATCTTCTTGGTGTTAGGACTGTGTTGTTTAATTTTTGGATACTTGTGTAACTGTATGAAGTCCTTGTCAGCAGACACAATCACAATATCCTCATTCTGGTACTTCTTACACAGAACTGCAATGATATCATCAGCCTCTGCACCATATACTTCCAGATATTTGTAAGGTAAGTTTTTCCTTAACTCATCTTTAATTTTGTTGAGTACACCATAAATATTATCCCAATCCCGATTATCTTTCTCCCGGCCCATCTTACGATTGAGTTTATACTCTGGAAAGTAATCCCTTCTCCAGTAATGTCTGGAATCCCATGTAAAGACTACCTCACCGTATTCTTGATTGAACATAGTTCGATACATACGGACTGAATTGAGTATCATATGTCGAACCACATTTTCATCGACTGTATCAGCCTTTGTCATGTTTAAGTGCATCATCAGACTCGCAATCGATATCTGATTCATGTCAAGTATTATCATTATTATTTTCCTGCCGTATAGTATGCGTTAAATGAAAGAGAACGTCTTTCTCCCTTGCAATAAAATGGATAAACAGAATGTCTTAACCAAGACGGAAACAAAAACATTTTTCCTACCTCTGGTTTACACATTAGAGTATCACTTCTGAAGTCTTGAGCTTCGCCGTACATAAATTGTATTAATCCACTAGCTGGGTAGTGGTCCTTATATTCTTTATCCATAAAGTCATTCATACCTTCGGGCATCTTGAGATACATAACCGCAGAAAAGTTTCCACTGTGTTTATGCCATGGATTATATTCACCCTTGTACTGACTAACTAACCAACATTGTGCAATATGAATATTCTCTATGGATGGAGACAGGTTTACAGGAGTGCCTAAGCCGGTCAATTTGTTCCATTCATAAGAACGATTCTTTTCTATCATTTGTTGTAGATACAAAAGACAGGACTCTTTCATAAAGTCCAGAGTGTATTTCCTTTCTTCTTTATCGGTCAAAGGAATCTGTACTTCTTTACTAACCTTACCAACAAGATTTTCAGAGAAATTCCATTTTGCTGAAGTTGTTTCATTGTTCAAAACTTCATCACCAACCTTGTTAACGATTTCAACAAATCGATCTGGTACTTGGCGTTCTAGAATGGTTGCACTGAATGGTTCTAAAAACTTTAATTCATCACTCATCTAAATCTTCTATAATATTATCTAATATCTCAAGTAGTCTTTGAGTATCAAAATGAGAATATCTAGTTTTTTCTTCATCCTCACCAATAACCACTATACTTTGTATAAACCGTGTCATTGGATGAGGATATCCAAACTCTCGATGAAGCATTGACTTAATGCACTCGTTTATAAAACCAATCTCCAGACTAAAATTCTCGTCTTTAATATCAATATCATTTTCATTCATGGTATGAATGAATTGAACCATGACTGTTTCGGTCAGATTTTCTATGAACGACATGTCTTCTGCTATTTTTTTTTGTTCTTCTTTATGTTGGGCTTGATCGTGCCAAGGGCCCTTGATTACATTATCGTTCATTGTTTTATTCCAAAAATCTTTATTAAAATTTGTTATTTTTTGCCTCTGCTATTATGCTATTACTTTCCACACCACCTTTGTCTCTTGATGTTCACCACAAAAGTCATCTATCCATGAACCACCGCTGAGATAAGTTTCACAGTGACGAATGTATCCTTCGGTTGACGCAACTTTTGCTATCGAACCTTTTACATTCGCACGAACATCACTCTTATATTTTTGCAATAAACCTTTTTGTGTTTTAATCCACTGACGAACATTCTTTAATGAAAATGTACTGTCCTCTGGTTTTGCAAGCACACTCGGATGTACGTTTTTATACTTAGGTGGATTCTTTTCAAATCTTTTCTCTCTCGCAATCTCAAGTCGTTCTGCAGCTGCAAACCTTTGTTCTTCAGTCATTGGCTTGCGTTTTTTGCGAACTTTCTTTACAGGTTCAGTCCATCCGTCATTATGTGTTTTTGCAGTAATCTTTTTAGCCATATTATTTTACCTCAGTGTCAATTCTAAATGGGATATTTGTTCTTTCATATTTGACTAAACAAAACGAAAAATATGAGAAATGCGACTGCGTAGATAGCTGCGATGAGAAGTAGGGTTCCAATTAAAAATTTAAACATTTAAGTTTCATCTTCCAATTTGACGAGAACCTTTTCGCCAGTTTTGTCAATTTCAATTTTGACAAACTTCTCTTCTTCAAGCCAATCCAGCATGTAACTATATGCATCACGGACAACAAGATGTTTGCCCCAACAATATGCACCATACATACAAGCAATTGCTATAACTGTGTGTGTGATTGTGTCCATATTACCTTCCTAGTAGTTTAACATGAGCTCCAAAGTATTTAGTAAACACTTCTACAAGATTATTGTAGTCGCTCTGTTGCATTTCCATGATAATACGATCTATTTCCTGACCGTCAAATCCCATCTTAGTCCCAAGACGATTTGCACAAGACATTAGAACAAATTGTACAAATGCGTTTCCATCAGAGCCTTTGAGATCTAAGACCAAATTTCCGTCCATCACGACACTCATTAGAAACCACCTAATATTGCATAACTAAACATAAAGCAACTTGCTATATAACAAACCACACCAAGGAAATTAAGTAAAATTCCTTCAAATGGGCCCATTTCTTTAGCAGATAAAGGAGCTGCATAATCTTTCATAATCATAATAAACCTCGTCAATTTCAAACTACCTGTATATAATAACGTATTTGGAGGGCATTGTCAAGGGATTCCTTATATAATCTTATATTGAGGGATAATATATCACTTAATCACCTATATCTCTTGAGGGTATTTATCATTATTCCCGTTCCTGTTCCCATTTATTATAAATAATAACGATATATGGGTTGGGAAAAAAACAATAAACCAGCCTAATTAGTCATAGGAACCAATATGGAAGCATTCAAACTAATTGCTGACCTTGGGTTCTCCATTGCAGCAGTACTTGGTGGCGGATTTTTTATTATCATGCTATTAAGATATATTCTCGAATCTGTCACGTCAAAAGTCCAAGCACTTAATGGTATGCTATCAGTGCTGAACAACAGAGTGAGAACTATCAACAATGAAATAATAAGACTTGATGCTTTGATATGTATTGCTCTGGGGATCAAACCTGATGTAAGAAGAATATCAGCAGCTGACGGTAAAGAAGACGCAAGAAAGGATTAAAAGACATTATGGATATCGCAGACCTGATTAATCAATACGGAGTACCAACCGTCGTAGCGGTCGGTATGGGGTACTTTATCTTTTATATTTGGAAATATGTGACCCAGAAGATACTTCCTACATTATCTGACGCACAAGGAACCTTAATATCTTTGATCGATAGAGTTAGAATGTTAGATAATGATATGATAAGACTAGATCAAAAAATAAATACTATACTTAACATGCGGGAAAGTGCAGAACAGAAAAAAGGACAGCAAGAACAAGAATGAAACTCATCGTAACATTATTATTTTTACTTATATCCGGCGATGCTCTCGGAGGCGAGTTAAGACATACTTGGAAGTCACCTTCGTTCAGTGGAATAGGAGTTAGTGCACATTACCTAACAATTGAGAACCAAGAGTTTACACGTAAAGCAGAGATAGAATCCAAGAAGAAATCTGAATTATCAAAAATAGAAAACGATAAAAAAAATACTAACTATCAAAAGTTTTTAACAAATTTGGAATCAAGAATATACGCAGAATTTTCCAAGCAGCTAACCGATAGTATGTTTGGCGAAGCATGTGGTACGACATATGGCGAAGATGGCGGCGCTATAGCACCAACCGCTGAATCTGTAGCAGGTGGAGGAGAATCTTGCACTGGTAATATGACATTCAATGGAACAACAATGACCTTTGTCAAAGACGTAACACAAGATGAGGTTAGATTAACCATAGATGGAGATGATGGTGCGTCAACAATTACGCTGCCTCTTAACGATTTTCAGTTTTAGTCTTCTTGTTGGATGTTCGGGGATTCCAATTGAGCCTCCGAGGTCATCAACAGAATCACTTTATAAACAGATAGAAGAACTAGCACCCCCTAAACGGAAAGTACCAATTACTGTATACTCTTTCGCAGACTTGACAGGGCAAAGAAAGCCTGGTGGAAATATAGCTTTAATAAGTTCAGCTGTTACACAAGGAGCTCATGTATGGTTAGTGCAATCATTAAAGAGGGCTGGTAAAGGTGAATGGTTCATGGTAGTTGAACGAATTGGTTTGGACAACTTGTTAAAAGAACGTCAGATTATAAGACAGACAAGAGAGTCACATAAAGATGAAAATAGTTTAAAGCCTTTACTATTTGCAGGAGTGTTGATAGAAGGTGGTATAGTAGGATATGATTCTAATACAATGACAGGAGGAGTAGGAGCGAGATTATTAGGTATTGGAATACATGACGAGTTTAGAGAAGACACTGTATCAGTAGGTCTGAGATTGGTATCAGTAAACACCGGTGAAGTACTGCTTGCAGTTAGTACTGAAAAAACAATATGGAGTACAAGACTATCAGCATCCGTATTCAAGTTCATAGACGCTGGTACAACACTAATGGAAATGGAGGCAGGGTTTTCTGAAAATGAATCTGTATCTTATGCGATACGAAAAGCAATCGACAAAGCTGTTATGGACATGATAACAGCTGGTGCGGAACAAAAATTATGGGAATTTAAAGAAGTGCAAGGAGATAACGGCTCTTAGGGGCCCCTAATTAGGAGAAATAGAAATGCGGAATTTTATATTTGCATTTATAATGAGTTTTTTCATAGCAACCGTAAGTTACGCTGGTGATTCTGATGTATACATTGATCAAACGGGTGCATCAGCTACGATTGACATTGTTATCGATGGCCAGACGAATACAATTGGGACAGGAACCACAGACGTAACACTGTCCGGCGCAAACATGGGTGTCGATATTGACATGGTTGGTGCTGGTAACGAGATAGATGGGTCGTTTGTTACAGCTGGAGCGGCAGGTGCCATTGATTTAAAGGTAAGTCAAACTGGTAGTACAAATGACGCTACACTAACTGTTGGTACAAGTGCTGCATCAGCTGATGTCCATGTATTAGAAACTACAGTCGGTGACAGTAACGATACGACATATAAGATTGGTAACTCAGCAACCGTGGAAGATGTGTTTGTTACTATAGGTTTAACCGGTGACTCCAATGTATTAGATTTAACAGAAAACTCAACGGCAACTGGCACAGATAAACTGTCAACTATTACAATTACTGGTAACTCTAATACACCTACAATTTTAAAATCTGGAGGTGGGGCCCACAATACCATAATAACACATGTTGGAGCATCAGGCGACTTCGATCTAAGCCAAACAGGAGCTAACTCAACAAGAGTTGATTTGGATACTGATGGGGCTAATTTAAATGTTGATGTCACTATTA